TGTCATCAGCATCCAGATAGGTGACAACGCCAGGGTCAGTGACCAGGCAGCGCTTCATCCGGGCCTGCACAAGGATGCTGCGGTCAGCAACCGGCACACGGATGTAGCTGTCGTCGTTCGCATCCCACGCAAAGGGAAGTGCCTGACGAATCAGCTTGCCGTTGATGTCCACTGCGACATTCGCTACCGACGCGCTCTTCAGCGCAGGGATCGTGATGCCGCCTGTTGCGTCAGCCAGCAGCCTGCCCACCCCGTTCGTTGCAATGCCGATCTGATCAGCCCCTGCGGAGTACAAGCCCGTGTTCAGGTCACCAACTGGCGTCAGACCAGGCAGCGCTGCGGTGCCCGCTGACATTGCCAAGACATCACCGGCTGTCTTAGGCGTCACCGTTGTTCCGGTACGCGACCAAGTTGGTGCGTCTCCTGCTGTAAACACCAAAGTTGTCCAGGGAGTGACCCCATCGCCAACTTTCATCCGATTGATGTCCAAGTCAATTCCGATCTCGCCTTCCGCGAGCACGGGATTCTTTGCCGCCCAGTTGACAGCGCTGTCACGACGCAGCTGAATCTTGGTTGCCATTTAGTTAGTCCTCGTAAGTAAAGGTAAAGGGGCAAAATTAGGCGGCAGCGCCACCGTCAATACGCGCAGGGGCGGAGCCAAAATTACTTACAGCGCTGCCGCCATCAATCCACAGGTTTTGCTTGACGTAAGTAGCTAGCTTGAGGGGGGTCACAATACGCAGATCATCAGTTCCGGCGTCTGTTTCTGCTTGTGTCGCCAGTTCGGCAATGCCCTTGGCTGTCTCACTGGCAGGCGTGCCCCCGATTGCACCGGCACCGGCAATCTTGACGATCGCCCCCGCCGTGTCTTTGAGGTAAATCGAGGGGTTATCGGCGTGAGTGTTGACCGCCAACTCACCGGGCACCAAGTCAGTAGGCTGCGGCGCCTTGTCTTTGACCTGGCTGTTCTTCAGCTTGATGGTGGCCATAGCTATGCAGCAAAAAGCACCCGACATGCGCGGGTGCCTTCATGTTACTCAGGCCAGTCGCAGCGCCTAATAACTGCCTCCGTTGATGTCGGGACCCATAAGTAGCTCTTGCCAGACCGTGCCGTTCCAGCACTGGGCTTGTTGCAGCGTCTCATTCCAGATCAGTCGCCCCATATCGGCTCCAGCCAGAACAAGCACATCTCGTTCGACAGTGCTCATCCCTTGGGGCTGCACCAGTCCTGCTTTGGTGAATGCCATCTCAGAAAACTCCCCCCAGAACGTCGTCAGCTGCAACCCAGACGGTCGTGGCCTGGTCCCAGCGTAGGTACTGATCCGCTGCAGTTCCCTTGGGTAGGCGGCTCAGCAACTGCGCCGGTGTCACCGCAGTTACGGTGCTGGTGCCCGCCGCAGCCTCAGCTGTTGTCGCCAAGCGGATCAGGCCGGCGGTCGCATCTGTCGCCGCGACTGGTTTGTTGAGGATCTCATCAGCAGCGCCAGCCGCTGCTGTCCAGTTGGGTTTGATTGGCGACGCCGCCTGCCCCACTGCAGCCCACGCCCCACCCTCGAAGATCAGCATCTCGCCTTTGGTGGCGATGCCCGTCAAGCCCCAGGTCGCTTCATAAGCACCTGCCACCGAGGCGATCCACACGTCCCCGTCCTTGGGCGCAGCTGGTGGCGCCTTGGTCGGATCGGTGACGCCCTTGTAGGTCAGACCGCCGGTGAGGTTGACGCTCAGCGTGCCATCCGCAGCAATCGCTAGCCCCGTGCCCTGCTTGACCCCGCCCAACACCGTGGCAGAAGCAGCCGGCAGCACGTACGCAGCCGGCTTGTTCTTGATGAAATCGTCTTTGGTGTTATCCGCCTGCGCCCAGTCCGACTGGACATTAACCTCTGCGCCGGTGGCAATGCCGTCCAGCTTGACCTTGTCCAGTGCGGTCAGCAGACCTGCTGTTGTGGTCGTGGCGTCGTTGACACCGACCACCACCTTGCCCGTCGTCGTTACTGCTGTGACAGGCAGCGTCCCAGTGACGCCAGTGATGGATGCGGTTGTAGTGGTCGTCAGCCGATCGTTGGTGGCTTTCAGCTGAGCTGCGTCAACTGCCCGCCCAATAGTTCCTGCCGTCACATCCGCCGTTGTGGCCAGTTGCACCACACCAGGCTTGGTTGTGGTGGCCGCAGCGGTAATTGAAGACCAGCTGGTGCCGCTGTAGACCTTCAGCGTCGCTGGAGTGTTGGTGGTATCCACCCACAGTTGCCCCTCCGTTGCAGTCGCAGGTGCGGCAACGCCAATGGAGATACCGCTAACGCGGCGGACCACACCAACAGAATCCTTAATGCAGAGGAACGGGTCGTCAGCGTGGTAGTTGACGCCGATCTGACCAACTTGGATCGCTGCAGCCGAGGGCAGCTGACCCTTGGTTTGGCTGCGCAGGTGTAACAGCTTTGGTGTGGCCATTGGGATAAGTGCCCCTAGCGCCAGAAAGGCATGACGCCCTCAAGGCTAGGTCCAGGTGCCTTCGTCTATAGCCGAGACATTGACCCATTGCCCACCTGACGCTCGCTGCAGAAAATCTCCACTGGTGGGGCTGCTCAAAACAACATCGCCTGCCTCCGACACTTTGGCGACAGACGGGATCCAAGTTGACAACCCGTTGTTCCACCGCAGGAACTCATTGGCTGCCGTACCGGTGGGAAGCGTGGCACCACCGCCACCGCCTCCTGATGTGCCCGATGCGCTGGATGGCACACCTTCGATCAGAATCCAGTGCTCCAGACCAGGCGGTGGGGGCGCAGCAAAGTTGACCGTGCGCGGCGCTGTGAACGAGAAGTCAACGCCGGGCTCCTGAATGATGCCGCCCAGGCTGATCAGCAGGTTGTTCCCCGACGAGGCGCTGATGTCCATCGTGAAGGTGGTGCGCACCCCATCGATCACCTCGGCGAATTTCGCCTTGCGTGCTGCTGTGGGGCGGTTGACCCAGGTGCCAGTGGCCGCGTCAAACAGCAGCGTGTCACCCGTATTGGGGCTGGTAATGACCACATCCAAGAGGTCATCCAAGTGAGTAGCACCGCCGCCCGCCACGCCAGACAGCGTGTCAACTCGGGTCCAGCCAGCGATGGTGCCAAGGCACAACACCCAGTCGCCGTTGTCATAGGTCAGACCGGCGTGAGTGCCAGGCTTGCGCACCACCAGGTACACGCCCGCCAGCGCATCACTGGCGGCAGGGAGGGCAGCACCTGCCACCAGACCAAGCGCCTGTGTCCCCAGCGCCGTCAGCGTCTCGACGAGACCCGTGTCAGCAAACCAAGTGCCGCAGAAGCGTAGGTTCTCCTGGCTAAGACGACCGAAACCAACGGGCACCCATGAGTTGGCGGACCATGTCCGCAGCTGGGCATCGCTCTCTCGATACCAGAACTGTCCAATGAACTTGCCTTTGCCTGGGTCACCTTCCTGGATGACGACCGTGGCGTAGTGATCAAGCTTTTCCGCCTTGATGCTGTTGTCACCAAAGCGGGCACCGTCGATCGTGCCGGTGTTCAGCTTGCCTGCATCAAGCGACTGGATATCGGCGTTGATGAGCTGTTTGACGCCTTGAATGACATGCCCGTTGGCGTCAGTGGTGACCTTGACGTAGGTGTCCGCTGTTGCCGTCGAGGGGTTATGAACCAGCGTCCCGTCTGCTGCAACGCTCAGCGAGGCGCCATGGATCTTGACACCGCCAAGGTCAGTTGCCGTGGCTGGTTTGATCGTCAGGCTGCCAGCAGCATCAACAGCCAGCGACACACCAGGCTTGATCGCGCCGATCGTGGTCCCCGTGGCCAGCGGCAGATCTTCGCCCAGCAGCTGGCGAAAGCTGGGCACGCCGCTTGGCGTCGCGCCCGAGGGACCCGCCCAGACAGTGTTGCGCAGCTGGGGGTCCAGCGTGATGTCAAACGCGGTAGTGGTGGTGCCGCTCTTGGTGACGATCAGCGGCGTGCCGGACTCGGTGAGCTGCACCGACTGCACCGCAGCGTTTTGCACCCACCCCGTTGCGGTGTAGGTGTACCCGATGCCGGTCAGCGTGTTGAACGCCCCCTGACCGATGAAACTACCGATCGCGGCGGGCGCGCCGGAGAGCACCACCACGCTGGAGTTGTCCGCCAGCTTTTCAGCGGTAACAGCATCGTTGGCCAGCTTGTCCGTAAGGACAGAGCCGGAACCCAGGTGGACGCTGCCGACCGTCGCAGGGGTCAGCGTGGTCGTAAACGTGCCTTTGCCTGTGCCAGTGACAGCACCTGTCAGCGTGATCGTCTGGTCGCCAGTGTTGACGCCGCTGCTGGTGCCGCTGAAGTTGCTGCCATCCACCCAGCTGCCGCTGCGAGTAGCCAGGCTGCCCAGCAGCAGCGCATTGCGCTGATCACCAGCCGTTGCGGCGGCTAATAGGGCTCTCCCCGCGCTGGTGCATGGGATCTCCTCGGCGGGGCCAGCCACGCTGATCCGCCCGAGCACCACATCACCCTTATTGATGCGGATGTCGGAGGAGAGCATCCCGCCCCCGGTCGTGAAATCAATCTTTGCTGCCGGGATTGAACCGGCATCCAAATTGACGACCACCCCCTCCAGAAGATCCTTGGCGGTGATCGCCTTGGTTTCGGACGCCGAAAGGTCAACGATCGGCAGCAGGTCAGTCGGCGAAACGGCAGCTTCCGGCAGGCGGGTCAACGCCGAAATCTTGGAATCCGCCACGGCTGCCTACTGACGACTGAGCTGCCATCAGGCTAATCGGTGACCTCTGTCAGGAGGTAATCAAGGTCTTGCTCCTTCCTGATGCGGTCGTAGTCCTCCTTGAGGATGCGGCCAGACGGCTCGCCCACCCGCAGCGCAAACTCGCCGGTGGTCACGAAGTCCATGGCCACCTCGATCACGCCGCTGGTCCCCACCGTCAGTCCGGTGCGGGTGGTGATGGCGGTGACCTCATAGAAGACTGGTTTGCCGTCGCCTTCGTCCGCTAGCTGGAGGATGGCGTCAAACTGCCCGCCCAGCTCCGTACGCAGGATGAGCTGCGGCAGCAGCAGGCTCAGCTCGGTATCGCCGATGGTGCCAGTGGTGCCGCAGCGCTGGCGCTTGGCTTCAAACAAGCAGTCAATCGTGCCGCTACCCGTGATGTTCCCCGCGCTGTACTGCTCCGCAAACAGGTCGCCAAGACTGGTGGTGTCCACCGCCGCGCGGTCCGTATTGAAGGTGAAGCGCGTCACTCCCCCCAGCGGGTGGTACGTCATATCCCGTACATCAATGGTCACCGCCAGAGGAGCGCCTGAAAAATGCCGCACCCTGACGGCATCTTTCTTGTCGTTGTTGAGGGCAGCCGCAAAGCTGCGGTAGACACGGATGCCGCCCATCGCGTTGACGCTGGCAAACAGCAGCGCGTTGTGGTGAACCCGGTTGTCTTCCCAGAAGGACGGCTCCAGGAACACCAGCCCTCGTGGGTCCTTGGTGCTGATTTCAATCCGGTCGCCTTGGAGCAGGTTGCGCTCTGCCCCGTCAAAGCTGAATCGATTGACGGTTTCATCAATGTCGTCCGCCTGGACTGTGCTGGTCATCGTCAGACCCGTGCGCCGGCGCAGCTGAACGCAGCCGTTGTCACCCGTGACGAACATCAGCCCACACCTCGAGCGAGATCGCCATCCATCGTGAAGTCCAGCTGCACAGAGCTGACCTCCCCTGAAGCCGACCCCAAGCTGACGCGGGTGACAAAGGCATCCAGCTGCAGCACATCCTCGGCATTGCTGCCCAGGGCTAGCTCCAGGCGGACGCGGTCATTGCTGTCGAGCGCACCGCGACGAGCGACACGCTGCACCAGCCCGACAAAGGAGGTCTTCTCAGACTGCTCGTAGATGTCGGGGCGGTAGTACAGCACCGTGGCACTGCCCGAGGCGCTTTTGCGCCCTGGCCGGTAGGTGGGGGCATATTCGTCCGCCGTGGTGGTCTCCAGCAGCTCAACTGAGATGTCCAGCGACCAGTCGCGTACCTTGGCGACCGGTTTGCCGAGGTAGCGCAAGCTCCCGTGTCGTCCGCTGAAATAGCTCATGGCGCCTGCCTCAACTGCAGTCTACGCCGATCTCTTTGAACAGCCCGGCGCTTAGATCCGCCACCAGGCTGGTGGCTGTGCCGCCATTGATCACGCAGGGGTGCTCCATAGCCCGCACCGTGATCTCGGCGTCCTCGCTCATCGAGACATCAATGACGCGGAACACCCGCTTGGCATCGCTGCTATTGCCCAACACAAACAGGCTGCCTGGCTCAGCATTCAGGCCGGTGGCCACGCCGTTGCTGATCACAACCCCGTCATGCACCTGGGGGTCGCTGGTGGAGTTGTAGGTCATCACCGTGTAGGTGCCGTCTGCCACGCCCACTGTCAGCGGCATGTCCAGCACCCCGCCCTCCTGCACCATCCCGGTCCGCACCGAATCCCAGCGCTTCAGGCCGATGTCCACAAAGATGTAGCTGCCAGGCTGCACAGGGCTGTCGGTGGGCACCGTGCGGAACTCCACGCTGCGGGCCACATGCCGGCGCTGTTGGCACAGCATCCGTCCGTAGAGCACCGCCTGCTGCCGCTGGCTCACCCAGTCCGACAGATCGAAGGTCTGCCACACCGCATCGTTCATATCCGTGTCAGCCAGGGCCAGCGTGACGCTGGTGTTGCGGGCAAACACCTCGTCGTCCGTGATCTCCCGGTAGATCACCGTCACCACGATGTCTTTGGTGTTGTCGCCGTAGTCCAGATACTCCTCCTTGTAGGAGTCCTCCAGGATGTTGCTCTCGTTGAACAATGCCGAGATCGTCAGCGCGGTGGTAGCCCTGCCGTCTGCGGTCACCGGCAGCGCAGGCACCAGCGTTTCCTTGCCATTGATGCGGGCAAACTCCAGCAGGCTGTAAGGCGCCGCCTCAGCCCAGAACTCACGCCACCCGCGCCGGTCGGCAAACACCCCATCCATAAACATCTGGCAGCCCAGGCCGTTGTTGATGCAAAACCGCTTGGCCAGGGCCAGCTGCTGCCAATCCACAGCGTTGGCATTGGCAAAGCTCTTGATGCCGTTGGTGCCATCCAGCACCGTGTCGGCAAAGATGTCAGGCGCATAGCAGGTGCCCTCACTGCTCTGCACAGGGCCGCTGCCGTCTTCCTTGACCTTCCACGACGCCTTACCCTCCAGCACATAGGCCGAGATGCTGCGCAGGTCCTCGACACCATTGCTGGCGTAGGTGTGGAATGCTAGCAGGCTCATGTCCTTGTACTTGTGCTCATCTAGCGGGCAGTAAGACTGCTCGGTGACATTCACCAGTGATGCCTCAGGCCCGCTGTCATAGCTGGCCTGCACCTGCGTATCCGAATGCATCGAGAACATGTCCCACTCGTTGGTATAGAGCGGGCCGCGCTCCCGCAAAGCGGGGAACTGGTTGAAATCCAGGTTGATGAGCCGGCCGTAGAAGCTGACGGTGCCGCCTGCCACGTTGAGGGTCCGCACGTTGCCGGCGTTGTAGATGTAGGCAAACCCCTCAAAGCCCGACTCTTTGACCTCAGCCGGTGGGTCCACAACTGGGATGAAGCGGAACTCCCGCTTGGCCCTATCGGCTGAGTTGAACATCAGGCTGATGTAGTGGTCAGCGTCGTTGCCGCGTTCAACTGCAAACAGCCGTGGCGCGCTCTCCCAATTGTCCTGACCGCTGCGGCGCACCAGCATGTAAAAGAACATGGTGCGACGCTCCAGACCGTTGTCGCTCAGCTTGTAGCCGTCGGGTGCGTCGTATTCGCCGTAAGTCTTCTGCCGGCCACTGATGCGGCGGAACAGGCGCACGCGGAAGTTAAACCGCACTTGGTTGCAGGCAGTCACCGTCTGGTACACCGCCCTTGCAGATTTCACGATCGCCTTGCAGTAGAAGCTGTCATCCAGGTCACGGATCAGGGTCTCCCAGTTCTTGACGACATACTTGACCCACTGGAGGGCCTTCTGCTTCTCCGCGATCAAGGCACGCAGCTTGTCCTTGACCGCAGTGACGCCAGCCTGATCAGTTGTCCACTCGCCGCGCAGGTTGTCGATCTTGTCTTCCAGGCATTCAATGCCGCAGGCAAAACGCTCGCTGCTGATGCCAGGTAGGTCAAAGGGAGACTGTGATTCTCGCGTCAGGCGCAGCAGCTCTTCGCGGGTGTCATCCATAACGTTATTGATGTGAGCATTCAGCTGCTCTCTCTTGTCAGCTTGTTCGTTGCGCCAGTCGCGCAGTTGCTCGGGTGTGCGCTTGTACTGACGACGTTTGCGAGCAACGTAGTCAGCCAAGAAATCACGACGATCATTGCGCGTTTTTTCAATCTTCTCCTCAACTCTTTTTAGTTTCTTGGCTGTTGCATCACTGTCTTTCAATGCTTCAAAGTCATCACGCAGCTTCTTGATTTCTTTGTCCCACGCGGCCACTTCGCCACTCTGCTTAGCTTCCCATCGCCAGTGATCATTCAGCTCTGGCATATCACTGCTGATTAGCTCGTTGAGATAGTTGATATGTCCGCGCAGTGCAGCCGCATGGGAGTTCGTTGCAGTGATGTAATTCCTGATCTGCTTCCTGGCGCTACCGGCTTTGATGCGGTCCCGAATGCGGCGCAGTTTCTTGATGTCACTTCGATACTCGCGTCGCAATGCCTTGGTGCTGAGCCTTGGCTTATCCGCCAAGAACAGTTCCAGCAGCAGTTCGGTGTAGGCGATTGAGCCGCCCCTAGGGAAAGTGAAGCTGGAAGCCAGATCCAAATCGTTGATCCAGCCGATCGTCTCAGTGCCGGTGAACAAGTAGACGCGGTTGAGCCCATCATTCCCGCCGGCCCCGCCAAGCCGTGGGATCGTGAAGTCCTGCGTGTAGACCGTGCTCTTCTGCGCCCGGTCGTTCATCTGCCGCTGGGTGAAGCCGATCCAGTATTTGTGCGACTGCGCCTTCGCCGAATCGATCAACCCGGTCGCTGTAACCTCGTTGATCGTCAGTGCGGGCACCGCATCCTTGACCGGTGCGCTCAAGACGCTCAGCGCACTGTTATACGGCTCCTTGTCCTCAGCCGTAAACATCCGCGCCTTGGTGCGGCCATAGTTGCAGGTGGGGCCAACGCCCGCCTCCGTACACTCAAAGTTGGCTGTCAGCTTGCTGTTATTGAGCGAGACATCTTCATCCACCGTCCGCACTTTGAACTCAGCGCTACCCAGTCGGTAGATGGCGCCACGGTCAAGATTGTTGACCAGCTGCAGCCGCAGATCCTTGGCCGCCTCACGGGCCACCGCCCAGGCATCTTCCGACTGAACGCGGTCAACCTTATCGAAGTGCAGCGTGAACCGATCACCCACGTTGTAGGTGTCCTGGAAGCCTGCAGCGATGTGGATGCCGTTGTTAGCATCGCGGATTTTGCCGTTCTCGTCCCGCTCGATCACATCAACATTGATGGGGATCGGCGCATAGACACCCAGATCCTTTGAAGTCGTCGGGGTGTAAGCCTGCGAGTAACCCTCCCGTGGGTTGCCCGCCATGCCCTGCACCATGTGGGTCAAGGTGGCGCCAAACTCCATCGACGGATCGCGGGCGTCACCCCACACCTTGCTGGTGTACGGCACCGGCCCCTGCTGGGGGGTGTAGTACATCCAGGTGTTAGACGCGGAGAACTGCCGCGCTGGCACCTGCCCAAATGCGGTCTTGCCATAGTCCAGCCGCTTGATGTTCGCCGCACCCACCAACAGCAGCAGCTGCATGTACTGGCCGGTGCCGGTGCTCTCCACCGATGACCACAGCAGCGAGGTGTTCACCCGCACCGCACCCTGAGGGTTGATGGCCTCGTTGCAATAGACCAGATTGATTGGGTCGCCGTAGCGGGCCAGCTCCTGCGTTCCGTTGAAGCCATAGCGCGGGGCGTAGCTCTTATCCCGCCGCTGGATCTGGTTGGTCTTCTTTGGCGTTTCAGGCTTGGGTGCCAGCAATGCTGACGCCACCTGGAAGATCACACCAACGGCAAACAGAACGATCGAGACCGGATCGCCCCGCAGCTCCTCACGCCGCTGCGCCTCTGAGATCGAATAGTCCTTCTGCGCTGCCAGGAACAGCAGATACTCCTCTTCGCTGATGCCCAGCTGCTGGCACAGACCGCGCTCGTAGGGCAGCAGCTTGCGATTCATGGGTGGGGGTGAAACGAGGGGATCATCTGGGGCACGGATGGCAGGTGCGCCACCATGCCTGAGGAGCGCAGGTACAGCATCCCGCCTTCTGCGCTCGTCACTGCAAGGGCACCGGCAGCATTGCTCCTGCACAGCAACACATCACCCGGTCGTGGTGTGGAGACGCGGCTGCAATTCTCAAGCAGCCAACGCATCAACCGCACCCGAGGCAGCGTGGTCTCAGTGTAGGTCGCATACGCCCATTCAAAGGATGGGGCGTAGTCCAGCAGCCCCAGCCGGCGCCGCACCTCGCACACCAGCTGGAAGCAGTCAGTCAGCCCGCTGCCATCACCAGGGCGATGCCCCCAGCCATAACGCAGCAGCAGCAGGTCATTGCAGTGCGACATCACTGCTCAGGGGCAGTAGCCCGCTGTTCTCGGTCGTGATGATCCGCGCAGGGAAGGCCCCACCAACTGAATCCAGCGCGCTGCGGAAACGGCACTCGATGGTGGTCTCGCTGAAGGCGCTGCCCTGCCCCACATAGAACTCAGGGATCGGGTCGGGGATGGGCTGCAGCGCACTGTTCAGCCACAGGTTGTGCAGGATCAGCTCGCTGTTGCGGTTACCGTCGCCGCCCTCCAGCAGGGTCAGCGCCAGCTCGACATTGGGGAACAGCACCGTCAGCTGTTCGTTGTCGCCGCCGATTGTCATCAGCGACCCTGAGATCTGGAAGGGCACGAACTGGTAGGTCTTGCCCAGGAACAGGTAGCTCTGCTTCACAAAGAAGTTCTGGGCCAGCAGCGTGGCGCCGTTGGCCATCTTCAGTTCCAGCAGCTGGCAGATCTGGATGTTCAAGCGGCTTTCACCTCACCGATCAGCTCGATCTTCACCGTGGTCACGCCGGGATGCACTGACTGCAGCTGAGGTTCAGAGGCGTAGGCCCACTCCACATTCGCCGGTGCCTGCATCCGGCTGGTGAGTCCGCTGCTCATCCCCGCAAAGATCTCGCCAGGCAGGGTGAAGCGATAGAACGAGCCGCCCATGCTTTCGTAATGGGCCACGATCTGCTCAGCCTTGGCATCCGGCAGGTTGGCAAACTCCAGGCTGATTGCATGGCCGGAGCGGGTGTTGCTGAAGGCCCGCTTCCAGATGGCACCGCTGAGGGTGCGGTATTGGCGGATGGGCAGCTGGCCGGGGCTATAGCTACGGCTGGATGGCTTGAGGGCAGGGAAGATAGACATCAGATTCCAAGCGATCTTCTAGTACGGGGGCTCTGCCGCAGACGATCAAGAGCACGGCGTTCGCCCTGGGCGGCGCCTTGCTTGCTGGCCGTGGCCATTGCAGTCTCCAGTTGCTGCCGGTCCACCCATTCTCTGTCCATGAACTGCGTGGTCTCGAAGCTCATGTTCATCGTGGTGCCACCACCATCTTTGCCGCCGCCACCGTCAGAGGCCATGAGACTGCGCAGGTTCTGGTGGTTGGTGATGCCACCGGACTGACCGGGCACGAACAACTCAGGGCCGCGCTCGCCAACAATTTGCGCCTCTCCGGTTGACCCGCCACTGGCAAGCAACAGCGGCATGTTGAGCGCACCAGCAAAGCCGCCCCAGCTGCTACCCAGTCCTGCAGTGGCGCCCCACATGCCGCCGCCACCGCCAAACAAGCTGCCGAGTCCGCCCAGGATTCCGCCAGCACCGCCGAACCCGCCACCAGCGGCGCTCCCGGCGACGCTGCTCTGCAGTTGCATTTGGGCGGCCTGCAGTTGCATCTGAGCGG